AAGTCGGCTATCTTCTCGGCTATGCTCTTGCACTTCTTCTGGACACTGCTCCAATCAATAGATCCTAAAGCACTGTTTATCTTGTCTCCAAGGGCCTTTCCAACAGCTTCCCAGTTGCCACTCTTGATAGAATCTGCAAGGCTGCTTGATATATCAACCTTTGTGGTTTTCCAGTTGCCTGTATTCAGTCCGTTTCCGGAGCTGCCGCTTCCGGAGCTTCCACTGTTATCATCCAGCTTGGTGATCTCGTCAAACCCCAGCAGCACATTCTGCAGTTCTTTAGCACTTGCAGCCGACTGGTCAAGGCTTGCCGAATAATCTTTCTGAGTATATACAGCCTTTTCAAATGTTGTTTGACCTGTAAGGTATGCAAAGAACTCAGCCAGCTTGTTAAATGCATCAGCCACAGTGTTCACTATACTTGTAAGTATTGGTGTTATATAGCTGAGTAGAGGCTGAAATGCTGATAATATGCTGCTCTTTAAGTAGGTAAATGAGGATGCCAGCAGTGACAGATCATTGTTCACGACAGCCGACTGCTTTGCAAAGCTCTGCAAGGTCTCACCCATGCCACTCATAAGCTGCATAAACAGCATTGAGAGCACCATCGACTTCACCATTCTGGATGTTTGTGCAAACTTTGAACTTAATCCTGACAGCTTATCTTTAAGCGATGATAATCCTCTTCCTATCAGTGTTGTATTCTCATACAGTGATAACAGTCTGCGCCCGGCATTGCCCGCCGCAGTTCCAAAGTTTCTTATGTGGGACACACCATTTTGGAACCTATGAATCAGTGATGCAGTAGCATTACCGACATTCTTGACAGTAGATGCAAGTCTGCCAAAAAAGCCAGTAGATGTATTCTGAGATGTATTCTGCAAAGCGGCACTGAGCTGTGATATGCGTTCCTGTGCCTGCTGTATAGAATCCCTTGTCTGCTGCATATTTGCCTGAAGCATTTCCTGCTTACCGCTTAAACTTGCTGACTGTGTCGATGCCGTACTATATGCGTTCTGAAGTGATCTCAGTTTATTCTCCTGCTGAGTAATAATAGAGTTCATTCTCTGAAGCCCCTGTGTGCTTCCAAAGTTTCTGCTTTCGGCACTGACTCCTTCCATGGCTGTTTCCAACTTCTCAAGTCTTCCCCATGCCTGTTCACTTGATGTATCCAGTTCATTCATCTTTTTAGTCATGTCTTCCATGGACATGAACGAATTACCAACATCTATGATGTCATAAGGAGACTGCTTGAGTCTCTCCATGGCATTGAATAACTCGTTGGCTGATATTTTATTTTCATCAAGTGTAGTCTTGAGTCTGACCATCTCTGCATTTATGCTGTCGTCAATATTCAGCTCAGACATTATTGAGGACATCGCCTCATAATCTCTTTTTAAACCATCAAGTCTTGTTTGCTGTGCCTGTATATCATTACTGGTTTTCTGAACCTTCTGATTCTGTATATCGTACTTCTGATTCACTGCGTCCAGCTTTATCCTGTACCCATTGAGGGTATTCTGCAACTTCTGGAGCTTGGCCTGTTCCGCATCAAGAGCTTTCTGTGCCTTTTCCTGTGTTGCATCACCGGGATTTCTCGAAACCTTATACGATCTCGTCTCACCGCCATTGTTTGTATTCCCACCCCAATTAGCTGTTGGCCTTGAGTTGAATACATCCTGCATAGTTTCTTTGACTTTTTTCCATCCGGTCGTTATTTTGGCCGTTTCAGCAGTGCTCTGCTTTGATACAGTCTGCATCTTGGAATTTATCTCACCAACCGCCTTGCCTGTTCCGCTAACAGTCTTCGTAACCTCTGACATCTGCTTGTTATATGCAGCACTCTGCTCTGTGAGCGTCCTGAGGTCTTTTGACATATCCTTGATAGGCTGCGTTATCTCATCCAAGGCACTTGCTATGTCCATGGTCTGTGCTTCAGTTCCCTTGAGAGTTTCGGTAATATCTGAAAGAGCTTTCTTCAGCTCATTGGTGTCAGCAGTAAACTTGACGGATATCTCCTCTATTGTCATATTCTGTCCCACCTCCTTCCTTTTCGTATTTCTTCATGATTTATTTTTTGCTCTTATCCACATGCCTGTACATTATTGCCTTGTACTTCTCAAGCTCTGCCTGTCTCTTTTCTTCCTCGTTCCAGTATGGGAATATATCTGATACATTTATATCTCCATCATTCTTCCATACCCACATGGATATAAGCTCAGCCTGCCTGAATGCTATGTTGGCTTCTTGCTGGTGCTTCCTGCGTTCCCGCTCGTTGTAAACCTTTATCATTTCAACAAGCTCACCCCAGGTATAATCCAATGCCTCAAAGAAGCCCACACCGGCTATCCTTGCTTCAAAGAGAAGCCTATCTATATCATAAGGGAGTGCTGTCTGACTTATCTTCGGAATCGCCCGCCGTTGGGGTCTGTCCATTATCCTTCTGCAGCTTCTCTACCCTTTCCTCAAGGCTGTCAAACATAGTCTTATATGTTGTATTGATGCTGTTCACAACACTGTTTGCCTGGTCCTTCTTGATGATTCCAGAATTGACTGCAATGTCGGTAAGGACCTTTGCAAAGTCCTCAGCTCCGCTTCTGCCGTTCTCAACAAGCAGATCGTAAAACTCCTCTCCATCTGTGATCTCGTTGTCATTGTCCTTGTAACCCAGAGCTATGCCAAGAATATCAACCGCTCTGTCTATATCATCTACTGCACCCATAAGAGTTGCCAGCATGTTCTCTTCGTACTTCTCCTTGAGAATCTTCTGACCACCTGCTGTAAGTCTCAAGTGAAACTTCTTCTCTGCTCCATCTACCTTGAGTTTGATTTCCAATGTCTGCATATCTGCTTTACCTCCTAAAAAGGCAGGGAGACCATGCCCCCTGCCTGTGATGTATTATTTCATATTGTTGTATTACAAAAATGGATTACGCTTCTACCGGATCAGTAACCTCCCACTCACCCTGAAGGTTTACAACTGCCTTTGCCTTAATGAGGTTGTTGACCTCGGCACCGGTAACTGTCGTTGTAACATATCCCTTATTCTTGAATACTGTCTTGTCAGGGAATGTGACCTCAACATCAACTATAGCCCCAGCATCCTCAAGGCCCTTGAGTATACGATAGTCTGAGGTTGTTGCTCCATTGTCATAGAGATACTCTACCTCCCAGCTATCGTTCTCCTGCACACCTGGAACACTTTTCTTTGACTTATCCTTGAAGCATGTAGCATCAAGTGATGAAGGTGTTCCTCCAATGTCTCCTATCTTTGTTGCATAATTAAGGGCTGTCTTGCCTATCTTGATATCAATACCTATTGAGGCAAGTCCCTGCTTTGGTGTATCTGCCATTGTTTTATACCATCCTTTCTGCTTATGAAATAAGCCTGTTTGTTCTTGTATCTACTTTGCTGCTATATCTGAGAGTCTTTCTGTAATATTCACTGGCATCATAGCTATCTCCATCCGGGCTTTCATAATCCCTGTTGAATCCAAGATCTGTCATCTTATCATCAACCTTAAGCATGATGTCTATACACTCGTCTCGTGTAGTAGCCCACACATCTATCTGAAAGCCAAGATTATCAACAACACTGTGCATCCCTGTGCCAGTATTGACTATCTGTATAAATGTGATCAATGGAACATCTCCAATGGACTTGGGGTAGCTCATTTTCACCTTAAGTCCATCGTGATCTATACTCTCAAGCAACTCTCGGATCTGTCCTCTTGCATCTATCATCTGGTGATCTTACTCTCCATTCTTACTGCCGATTTCAGTCTTTCTACTATGTGCTCCTCATTGTTCTTCATTGCCGGGTAAAGGTATGGCTGTGGTTCCTGTCCTCTGGTAAGATATCCTATAACCTCACCATCCTTCTTTATAGGTATGAAGTGATACTTCTCAGCCTGAGCCTTATCTATCTTGTCAACAGGTATCATCCATGGTGTCTGCCTGTATCTGAGGTCTATACCCTCAACCTTAAGGCCTGCCGCCTGTCCAACAGGTCCGGTCCCAAACTCCACATATGCTGCATAACTCGCATTGTTGTATACCTCACCAGCAATCTTATCTTCTGTCTCAGTTACCCTTGTCTGTATCTTCTCTCTGAGATATCCACCATCAACAGGGGCAAGTGATCTAGCTTCTCCTGCTATGCGGTCGGCTTCCTGCTCCACAATCTGTTTCACATTGCCATCTATCCCATTTACAAGTTTGTCCAGGGCACTTATAAGCGTATCCAGTCCCTTGATTTCCAAAGGCATATCTACTTCACCCTTTCTATGATGACAAGGCGATAAGATGGATAAGGCTTGATGGATTCCACATTATACATGTTATCTCCCACCTTCACCCTATCCTTTTCTTTCAGACTGATATCATCATCAAACACACATCCCTGAAGCATCTCGTTGACACGCTCACCATACTCAGCTACCTCAACCTCGGAAGATATAGGGCTCCAAAGGATTCCTTCAAGGATTCCAGATGGCTCCGTCTCATATACATATGTTTCATCGCCATACCTGCCCTCACGTATGGAATAACGATATATCCCGCTATTCTGTCTCTTCTGTGCTATCTTTCTTCTTATGCTTGACATATACCCTCCTGTATCTCTTGAGGCTGTCCAGGACCTTATCAACCTGTGTATCAAAGCTCTCTCCTGTGAGATATGTTGTATTCTCGGACACAACACCCTCTGAATAACTCTCAGACTTTATATGCTTGTCAGCCTGGTCTCTCTCATAGAGTATAGCTGCGATCTCGACCGCCTTTGAGGCAAAGGCTTCATCGAACTGCTTCACATTCAGAAACAGAACTATCTCATCCTTCGCCTCTTCCAGATAATCGGTAAGGATCTCATCGCTTATATCCTTATCAGAGCCTATCTTCCTCTTAAGCCTTGCCAGTGAATCCATCATGTATCACCTCTCAGTCGGTCGCCTTTGTGGCTGTCTTTGTGGCTGTCTTTGTGGTTACCTTTGTTTTCTTCTGAGGCTTTACCTCTTCCTCCACCGACTCTTCTTCTTCTGCTTTCGCATCCTCCACCGGCTCTTCCTCTGCCGACGCCGCAATGACAGGTTCATCCTCTATAACAAAGGTCTTTATGTCCTTGCGGCAATGCTCTACAACACGCTCATTCCGGCAAGTGAAGCTGTGTCCTGTGATAATATTCTTTATAATAGCCATATCTGCCCTCCTACTTCCTGTTCACTGTGAGAGTTGCAAGTGCATTCTTCTGGAGTACCTTGACACCACAGAGGTGAAGTCCCTTGACAGCATCTGAGAAGTTGCTCTCTGGTCTGTAGCCCTCTGTCTCAGTGATCTGCTCAGCGAATGAAGCACCGGCATTTGTACCGGCAAGTATCTTGTACTTTGCACCATCTGTGTTTGGTACATTGTTTGATACATAGATCTGGAAGCCTGCAGCAGCTCCGATGTGTCCGCCCTGAAGGATTGCCATGTTTACATCTGTACCATTGCCAACGAATCTTGAATCCTTCTGGAGAAGTCCATGATAGAATGGTGGCACAACTACCCAACGGCCTAAAAGTGGAACATTCTTCTCTGTGAGTTCTGTTCCAAGATCTACAAGCAAGTCATATGCATCATCCTTAGTCGGAACAAATGGCGACTCATCACTTCCGATTGCTCCAGCGGCACCGGCTACCATGATTCCTGCAAGCAGTGAATCAACCGTATCATTCAGACCATATGCGGCTCTTGCCATAGCCTCGTTCATCAGCTTAGGGTTGGTCTGCGCATTGTCCACATCCTTGATGGCAAAATTGAAGTAATTAGCCTGATCAATAGTAAGTGTGTCCTGCTCACCTGTAAGATCATCTGGAGCATCGATAGCCGCTCCTGTATACTTCTTGATCGTGATATCTCCGATCTGGTTGATCTTTACAGTATCACCAAACTGCTTGATCTCACCCTCATAATCTCTGTTGACAAGTCCTGCATATACATGGATCTTGTCAAGATGTGCAAGAAGTCTTGCACTCCATATCTGTGGAATAAAATTCTTAACTGACATATTTCATCGTCCTTTCTTACTTGTTCTGCTTGAGCACATTCTGCACCTCATCCCAGTGTGCATTGATCTCCTCGGCACTCATAGACTTAATGCTATCCATGGTTATTGTCGTGCCCTGGGTCTTATCCCTTGGTGCTGTGCCTCTCATTTTGTCGCTTACAGAATCCGCAACGGCTGTTCTGAAAGATGCTTCAAACTTATCAATCTTATCCGCTGTCTCTTCTGCTGTGTCGCCTGTCAGAACATCAGCAAATGAAGCATCAAGCCCTCTCTTGATCAGCTCCTTGCCTGTCGCAAGTACAAGCTGCTGTCTCTCAAATGCTTTCTTCTCAGCGTCAAAGGCGGCCTTATCCTTATCAAACTGATATTTTGCTCTCTGCTCCGCTGTCATCTTCTCCAGCTTCTTAGCCTCGTCAAGGTTTTCAATAGCTTCCTTGTCCCACTTCTCCTTGGCTGTAGCAAGTGCCTGTGTGACTCTTGCGTCCGAAGCTGACTGAACAGCCTTTTTGAACTCTGGTCTTGCCAGAATCTCCTCGACTGTCATAGTCTTAAGCACATCTTCAAGTGATGCTGTGCTTGTTGCCTGGTTCTGCTGTGCTCCCTGTGTCTGTGTACCAGGCTGTGTTGTTGCCTCACCAATCTGTGCCTGTGTCTGTGTTGTCTGCTGTGTTTCATCCATAGCTTATACATTCCTTTCTTGTGCCTGTCAGTTCATGCCTGCCAGTAGTCTATTGATATGTCCCCAGCAAGTTCATGCCTTGCTGTTGAGGTTTTAATGTCTTTTCCTTGACAATAAAAAAGACCATGTTTTTACCATGATCTAAATTAGCTACTATTCTGTTCTTATTCCTCTGTATAACACGTATTTGTCAACTTATGGTATACATCCTCATACAGTTCCTGTTTATTGCCATTGTAGGTATACTCAGCATATATCCCATCACCACTGATATTTGTTGACGCAAGGCATTTATAATTCTGTAATGTCTTGCATGACCAGACAATATATATGTCGCCCTCATCTATCTGTATATCTGGGTGATTCTTACGATACCATTCAGTCAACTTCTTGCGACATACATTCTCAAAGTGTTTCATTCCTGTTACTATCATTACTTATCCTCCTATTTTATGCATTAAAAAAGCACCATACATCTCTGTACAGTGCTTGTAATCACATCTAGCATTCTTTTCTACTCTTCTCCTATATGCCTTTTTCCGGGCTTATATAGTTCTTCTATAACTCCATTGGCTATATCTCCGCCTACGTATCCTGGACCATACAGTTTGTCCAAATGTGCTCTAACCTCCGAATCTCTAGGCAATGACCTAAATTTTTCTCTCTGCTTATCATATTCCTCATATGATGTAATACTTAAAAACTCTTCTTTTAAAGTCATCTTAATGCCTCCTCTATCAATTTGATCTCGTACTCATTGAGCATTGTTTTGTCCTTTTGATACACTCTGAAAAGCTCTGAAATAGCCTCCCACATAAATTCTGTATTTAAATTACCATCTGGGGTGATAGCCTCAGTTACGCTATCAATATATAATCTACCTTGATATTCGCTTATAAACTTATCACCATGCAATATATAAATATTGAATTTTTCACCTGAATCATTTTCATATATTTCCGAAGTAATATCTGCATCGCTTAATCCCTCAGTTAAGTATTTCTTATACTTTTCCACAATTTTAGGATCCATCATGCGTTCTTCTATCAGGTGTCCAAATTCATGATCTATATCCTCTTTCTCAGCGCCTTTGGCAATGTTGATAATGCCTTTTTTTACATCACAACTACTGCCATTCTGCCCCATATTAAAGGTTACATCAGCCATTGCTTTCTGCACTTTATCTGGCAACTGTGAGTATGCGTCAACAACAGCTTTTTCATCTCGAATAATGTTTACATCCGACTTTGACGCTTTAAACATTATATCTCTTATATTATCACCATTTTTTGTATTATCAACATCTTTCTTCTCCAACACATACTTCCTGTACCACTGTGCATAACTCATATCAAATGGTACATGAATGTTCTTGTTGGTCTCCGGATCCCTTGCAATTCTCTCTTTTGGAAAAATCCCATCCTCAGGATATGCCATGGTTGTTGATCTGCAGTTGGGGTGCATAGGAGGGAAGTTTACACCTACCTTGGCCTTTGAAACAAAGAATACTTCCTTGTCCAGACTACGGCATATAGATGATGTTCTCATATCAAGTGTAGCAAGATAAATATACCTGAGTGTTCCTGCCGCCTTATATGACATCAAGGTGCCCTGATTACAACAGTGATTCACCTCTGTGCGGATAATACGATTTATCTTATATCTTTCGCTTACTACCCTTGCCTCAAGTGCCAGCTCCATATCTCTGATACTCTGTCCTGTCATAAGGCCCTGTGTTATAACCTCTTCAAGGCTCTCTGCCAGCTTCTTTGTATTCTTCCATACCCGCTTTGAATAATTGGAGCCCGCCCAATTGGTTGCTATTGCCGCTTGTACATCCCTGTCAGTCAGCTTCGTGAAGTCAAAGCCTGTCTCTGTTCTTCTCTGCTGGTCGTATATGCTCCTGTAGTAGCTCTGCTCATATGTATCTATAAGCCTGTCTGTGAGCCTGTAATGAGCTGCAGAGCCAACTTTATAGGCTTGCGCATGTATCAAATCCTTTAATGCCTCAAGACGTGATATTCTCGCCGCATAAGCCGGAGCATTGAGCCTTGCAAGTATAGCCTGCCTGGCTATCTCCTCCTGACACTGTGCAAGTGTGATCATAAGATTGCGGCGCATAGTCTCCGTCTGTTTTTCATTAAGAAGCCTCAAGGCGGCATCCTGGCTTATTCCTGAATCACGTGCATACTTACCAAATATCTCCTCTATCTGCTTCTCTACGATATCCACAGCGCCATCAAAGAGCTTGTTTACATGCATAATATCAACATCGGCTCTGTCCTGGGAGAGCTTCTCAAGATCTACAGCTCTCTTCTCCCAATAGTTGTTGTCGCTCATAGATCACCTACTCTTTCTCAGGATCCTTTTCTTTGTCATCCTTTATAGGTGTCTCCATATCTTGTGCATGCTGTTTAACAAATGTATCTAAATACTGCTGCTGTTCTTCGGCTTTCTGCTTCTTCACATTCTCTATGACCTCATCAACATCTTTGATAAACCAGAGCTGTGAAAGAAGTGTCTTATCATCCACTATACCCCTGAGCTGAGTTACCATATTGATGATTGTTGGCTTATCTATTGGCATTGCAACTGTGAATACAACATCAAGCTCTTTCTTGTCTATGAGAGACATTTCACCCTTGACATTAAGCCAGTGGTTGTACATCTCGAATCTCTTCTTGAGCCCTTTCTCAAGGCTCCTCATCTTGTTCTTCACAAGCATATTCATAACCATCAACTTGAGCATGAGGGCCTGTCCTGAGCTGTTTCCTGCAAAATTCTCATCTGTCATATCAACTGTAAGGGTCATCTTGTGGATTTCTCGGATAATATCATTACAGAGCACTGAAACACTGTTTTCATCAAATGCTTTCTGTATGTACTCTATCTTTCCATCCAGTGGCAAGCCATCAATGAAGCGGTTCTTCTTCAGTTCTTTCTCGTCATCGTCATCTAATGTCATACCGAACATGGCAAGGATTGAATTGACGAACTTCTTCTTGTCTGTCACTCGGTCGCTGAAAAGCTCGTTGAGTGCATCCTGCATAGGAATGATCTGTTCAAAGTCACCCTGTCTCTCATCGTTGTTCTGGTACTCCACCACAGGAACCTCACCAAAGTAATGCTCCTGTTCGCTGCCCTCAACAAGGTAAAATTCAAAGTTATCAAGGTCACGACTCCTGTATTCTTTGGTGTTGTGATCATTGCATACAGTGATTGAATAATACTTTGATTCATTCAGATCTTCCTGTATCTCATAAATAATCGCAAATAACTTATTGTGCTCCACTGTATTGTCTCTGACCATGATACAGTTCATAGGGTTCACTACTGTACTTCGTGGCTCTGGATTTTCATCGCTGTTGGCATAAAGCTGTTCATAGGCTTCACCATATATGCCTATAGCCTTACCTATCTTGGAATCTATCTCTGATATAGTCTCATTGTCGTATACGTCCTGTATGCGGCTTATATCAAGTTTCTGGGACAAGTCAGGATCATACAGCTTCACGCTTCCATTCTTGATAGATGCTTTCACACCACCTTCAAGCTCCTTGCGCTGTTTATCCGCTTTATCCGCTTTGTCGCTGTTGTACTTGACCGGTTCACCGAGATAATAGCCAAGGCCGACATCAACCACATATTTAGCATAGTTGACATTGAACCTTACAACATCATCATCGTCATCCACTTTGTGTGCAAGAATATCATGTCTACCCTCGTAGTAATCCTTACACTTAGCCCATCTGGCAAGCTGCCCTTTATGCTTCTGTATGAGGTATTTGAAAACCCTTGAATCTATGTTGTCTAAGTCCGGCACCATTGCCGGATCTATGTATATTGCCATCGTGCATATATCCTTTCTGCCATGTGTTTATAATCCCTTCGGTCTCTTCCTTGACTTAACACGGCTGTTTCTTCGTATATCCTCTATTGAGTACCTGAGAGCCGCCATGGCATCGTCAAAGAACGGCACAGGCTCATCGGTGTACTCGTTTGTCTTCTGGTCAAGCTGCCATTTCCACTGTCTGATCTCGTCATATGTGTTTGTGCAGCTATAATGTATATGTATCTTTGGTATCTGCTTCAGATAATCTATCTGTGCATGTACGCTTCCCGGCTCCTTTAGGACTCCTCTGGCTCTCTTATATCCGGCTTTCTGCCACATCTTGATTCTGTCCGGCTCTGCTGAATCACAGTACATATTTAGCTTTTTATCAAACTGCTTTTCAGCTGCCATCTGTATGATCTCGTTCGTGTCTTTCTCGTACACATAGAGTTCTTTGCAGATGTACAATTCACCATCCTTGAAAGCCACCTCAAGCAAAGCATTTGCATGGTTAAATCCAAAATCCTGTGCATTCACTACATAATCGAAGTTGCTGTGATCTGTGTTAAAATCCTCAACAACATAGTTTGTAAGGATAAGGCCACCAACTTCGCCCCACTCCCCAAGTCCATAGACCCTATATCCCTCAGGATCCACCTTCTTACGTCTCTCCATTCTTGCCCTGTATGCCGCATCAATAAATCTGTTGTTGACATAGTTGCTTGAATGTGTCAGTACATTCTCGTCCTCAATATCAAAGAAGTTTTTCTTTATCCAGTGGGTAGCTGATACAGGGTTAAATGTCATCTTGATCTGGTAGAACTGCCCTGGTGGCAGCTTACCTCTGAGACGGTCGTCTATAATCTCAAAATCACTCTGCATAAGCTCCGTAGCCTCTTCTATCCATACATCCGTGAGCTTTCCACGCTTAAATGTGATAGATTTCAGCTTTTCACGCTGCTTATCATCATTTACCCCTCTGAATATGATCTGGTTACAATTTGCCTTGCATTCGATCATGAGCGGGTTCTGCTTGATGGTCCAGTATTTCTCATATTTATCACCGAACATACGAAAAATAGCACCCTGCAATTCTGCAAAAGTGCTATCTCTGTTTGTTATATCTGATTTTCTTACACATAATAAATTCCTGCCTGGATCCTGAAGGAGCCTGAGTATATAGTTTGTGGCTGTGTCAACACTTTTCCCGGATCCAGCCGAGCCTTTCATTACTATATATCTTCTCTTGCTCCTGTTCACTTCCTTAAATGCAGGATTAAGCTCAACTTTAATGTTCATCGTCTGCCATATCCTCCACTTCTGAATTATCCAGAGGTGTTTCATCACCATACGACACATTTATATTCAGTGTCATATCTTCGCCCTCGGTATTCAGATTGATAATATCCTCAGGCCTCTGCCCCACTGTATCCCTGATGAACTCAGCACTGGCAATTGAACCCTTGAGAGCCCTCTGAACCTGTGCTATGAGTACAGCGTCCTGGACTGTTATGTTCTTGCCCTTTATATCTGCTATGTTCTTTATCTTGTCGATATTGACCACAGTACCCTTATGCAGGCTCATGGACAGGATTGTCTCAAGTGTATCTTTCATCTGCTTCTTGGCGGCTCTGGTCTTACCTGATTTGACGCCGCCCTTCTTGCCTGCTTCCTGAAGCTCTTCTTTTGTCATGTCCTTAAAGCTCTTTCCCATCCGTTTCACCTGCCTTTCATATAATCTAAAAAAGTACAAAAAATGGAGCCTTGCTGTTATAGCAAAAGCTCCAAATATAGTAATAGTCAACCGGAATTGAACCGATGCCTCGTCAGTGGCTACTGCCATACATCAACCAGCCTAAACTATCTTCTATTACTATTATTATCATACCATGCTCTATTTACCATTTCAACCAACGCTTTTTCCTTGCTGGTCAATCGTGCTGCCCCCTTATCTGAATCATTCTCACTATGAAAATAACCATGATGTGTATGTGGCTTTAATCCCTTATGTGGATGATCTAAATGTATTGTTTTGGTGCGTTTTCCATCACTGTCAAAATAGGTGATATCTGTGGGGCCATCTTTTCCAACAATCGCATACACTCTTCCTTTTGTCATTGTCTCCATTAGTGGTTCTGATTGCCTATTGGTCTTTTTTATAAACTTCACATTTCCAACTGTGAGTAATGATTTGTATTGAGAACCATACTTTTTACCTTTACCACTTATTCCGCTACTCGCACCACGTCCGCCCATTATTTTACCTTTCTTATCTATTTACACCTTATTCTTCGCTGGCTTATATGAATATTCATATCCATACTTCTTTGCGTTTCTGCTGAGCCACTTACTGAGATCCGCATCATAGTTGTCACTACTTACCTTGACGCTATGAATGGCTTTGTTGAACTCCGTAGCCTTAAAATGTGGTTTCTTTTTAATCGTATACGTTCCCGCTCTTCTTTTGCTGTATAGCTTAGGATCTATACCTCTAGGTGGCAATGCGTTTCTGCTACTTGCTGTTACCGCCTTTTGTCCACTACCTGCCCATGTCTCAAGGTCTGCCCCACTAAAATTACCCCATCCATTCGCTGGATGATTGTGTATAAAGTGCTTACCTTCGCTTTCAAATGCATCATAACTCACACTACCTCTGGAACCCTTATAATAATGTGTCACATATCCATTATCATCCACTTGGACTCCCCATTCTCGGCCACTCTTGGTATGCTTATCATTAAAATTCTTGATAACCCTGTCTATACTTCCTGTATTCTTTGAACCATTCATCCAAGCAGGAAACAACTTCTCAGATGGTTTGCCTCTTCCGTTCGAAAATGATAGCCCTCTATCTCCTTGCTTTGTCCTGAATGCGTTTGCTCCTCTGCCACCCAATTGCTTTACCTCCACGAAAAAAGGACACTTCACAATGAAGTGTCCTAACATACTATAACTGTGTAATATCTATTCTTCCTCTATCGGGAACCACAAACTGCTGTCATCAATCACGCACAAACATAAAGGATTATTAAATGCATCCTCCTCAGATTCCCAAAATTCTTTAAGTCTCTTATCTCCAAGCATTCCATTCTCATAGAGGTCATCTATATTCTTGAATGTTATTTCCTCATCCGTATCATAATTAACGATTGATGCCGGACTATAATATATAAAATAATCTCCAATCCTGAATGCCTGAGCTTTCTTCATATGGTGTAAAAATGTGTCCTTAAGCATATCTCCCACCTAACCTCTCTTAAATGCTTTATTGTCATAATATTTCACCTGAATACTGTCAGGGAATTTATAACCTATATCACCGCCATATACAAGCACTCTCTTTGGCCTGATACGCTTGAGTGCTTCTGTCATTCCATTATACCACATCTGCTTATTTTCGTCATCCAGCTTGACTCCAATAGTTGACACTGAAACAGTTCCACCCTGCTGTATACCGTCAAAACAGAATGTATATGTTTCTTTCTCAGCCCATGAAAGAGTTGGTATAACAGTAATACCAACATCCTGCATCATCTGACCGATGAGGCGGCTTCTATACACGTTCCATATCTTCATAGGCATTGGCATGTCCATGTACAGGCTGAAGTCTGGAGTAAATACACAGTCAAACTCTCTCAGCTTGTCCATATACTGCTGTGGGCTGTTCCAGATCCGTTCAAACTGGTAGTCATCAATGTAAAAATGCACCCCACATCTACGCTTCTTGGTGGATAGAACATAATTGAATGATATCAGTTCATCCGGCTCTGCGTTCTGTGCCTCTATAATCGGCATCTGGTAAAATCCCTCTGCACTTGCTCCGTCAAAATCATCAAGGTTATATTCCTCGTATGTTCGCTCTCGCTCATCGCCGTAGTATCCGTCATCCTCATCATCCTCAAGCAGATCTGGAACATCAAAACCAAAGTCAGCCATGTCAAAATCCTCTATGGCTGTAAGCTCCTGGTTGAGTAAATCCAAGTCAAAACCACTGTTCATGGTCAACTTGTTGTGTGCCAGGATATATGCTTTCTTCTGCTGCTCTGTGAGCTCTGTAAGCCTTATACAAGGCAATTCGGTATATCCAAGCTCCTTGGCTGCCATGAGCCTACCATGTCCCTCTATCAGGACGTTTCCCTCGTCTATTGCAAGCGGATCATTGAAGCCAAACTCACTGATAGACTGCTTTATCTGCTCAACCTGTTCCTGTGGATGTTTCTTTGCATTCTTGGCATATGGTATTAACTTATCAATATCAACATACTCTATCTGCATATCTGCCTCTTCCTAGCTTCGGTATAGGTTCGAAGCTATACTTTCTTTCTCACTCTCTTCGGAATTACAATCATGTAAAACGGCTTACATACACTCTTTGCTCCTCTATCAAACCCTTTTATAGCTGGCTGAAGTTTATATATCTTAGTGCATTTAACCATCACCCTTAACATGGCTATTGGTAAAGCCAGCCTGCCAAGTATCGGATGTATGTATTCAAAACTATATTCAGGTCTCACAACCTCGAATCTTTTAATCTTACTCATATCTCACACCTCAAACAAAATAGCCCAGTGGGGAGAGATCAGCGTTCACTTTTCACAAGGGGAGGTTTACAACCACTGGGCATAAGAAAAGGGACACAACCGAAATGGCAAACAGTCATGTCCCTTATGAATCAATATTTCATGGTCTATCTTACAGCACAACCATGTGTTTGCACAATGCTTTTAGTGTGCTATAAATGTGTCAGATTTTAGATAATCGCCCCATGTTCGCTGGAACTCCTGCAGAGCCCAGCCATGAGCATGTCTTACCCAGTCGTATGAATATTCCATCTCCTCTGCAATATCCTTTAATGACTTATAGTTTATGTACTTCTGATACAATATCTCCGTATACTTCGTATTACGCAACTGACACATCTGGTGAACTGCTTTATTCCGGAAATCTTCAAATGTTTTTCTGCATTCATTCATCTCAGTTTCAAGGTCAACATATCTGCCAACTGTACGACTCATAGTATCTGCCACGGCACTGGACTGTACCCTTTCCTTTGAATAGTCAAATCCCCCCGGATTCATTGCAAGTTCTTTCATCTTGAAATATTCATTGCTTAACCTGTCCATGTAATCCTCAAGCATTTTGACCTGATTTAGATACTCTTTCGCTTTCACCGCCTCACCTCCTACTTGTTCTCCCGGATGGTGAAATCCAAGCCTGTTTCTTCCTTTAGTGTCTGTATCAGATCATCCCAGATAATTTCTTCATCACACAGCGCATCAGTCTTTAAATTAAATCTTTCGCAGAATCTCTCAAGCCTCTTCTGTCCAAAATCAAATTCATCTCGAAGTACCATGCAACTCATTATCAAAATACAATCTATTGTATTCAGTTTGATTTTATACACAGCTTCGTCAAGCTGCTTCTGGTTGACCTCAAGCGGAACAAACATGGCTCCTCTGACCTTGAGTTCTTTCTCTGCTGCTTCCATGCCCTGTGTCTTGATGACATTCATCAGCCATGCAGCCCCCGCCATTCTTGCTTCGTGTAGCTTTCTATCTGATTTTGCCATCCTCTCACTCCTTCCGGGTAAATCTTTTCATCAAGTGATTATATGGATCTGCCTGTGTCTTAAACCCTATCTGTCTTTCTTCAAGCGGATCATTGAGCTGTGCCCCATCAAGGAAATCTCGTAGTTCTTCTAGACAGTCTGGGCATAGATCCTTTGTCTCTACTGGATCATCGAACACATCAACCATCCTTGCCCTTATCGGCGCTCCGTGTTCAAACGGCAGGTCATAGAACCCGCCGCATCTATCGCATTTGCCTGCATATGCCATTATGTATCACCTCTCCTTTATCAATTCTGGATCATCAAAAATGTTGCCGATAACTTCAACTCGATTTCCGTTTTGAACATATTTCCATAAATCATCATTCAAAGACCCACTTCCACTCTTTCCCATTTCGATAGCAAAAGTTGTCCTAAAATCTTTATAAAATACTTTTCCAAGTCTTTTCTTTGTATCTTTGTCCGGGAATGGACAATCATCATTATCTCGTTGGAACAAAATAATGTCACCTTCCCATATCAGCTTGCCGTTCTTATCCCTTAAGCCGGTACATTGACAGATTGTATCTGGTCGCACTTCAAAAATTCCATTTTCCTCTGTAAAATCCTCAAAGCAATCATATTCTGCTTTATCTGGGCATAAAATGTATGGAATGCTTTGACCTAATCTAAAGAACACATTTGTAATTAGATTGCCAATTACCCATTCTCCATTGTCAACTCTCTTTGCTTTAAATAAATATCTGTCACTCATCTGCACCACCACCTTTCACAATCTCGATTGCATGCTCATAACTTCTTGCTTTCTCTTTTCCTAAATTACTGTCGTATGCATTCTCCCAAAACTTTCGCTCATTTTCTAACTGCTCCACAACCTTGTCCACATCGTAGACTGTTGGATGCTCCTCAATAAGTTTTTTTGCCTCAATTCTCATTGATTTCTCTGACTTACGTTTCTCTAGTCCTTGTTTCTCAAGTGCCTTTATCGCCATATCAAATGCCTTTCCGGTATCATTCACATAGGCATAATGTGAATATCTATAATCTGTTGTTTCCTTTAATTTGGCTATTGCTTCTCTCTCTTCCATATTCCCACACTCCTATCTTCTCAGCCTTGCCACAGCCGTGTTCCATTCGTTTATAAAGTTCAATACCCAGGTAGCTGGGTATGTGCTTACAGCATACTGTTTTGAGATTGCCACGGCTCTTGCCCAGTTCGGATCCTGTTTGATCTCATTTGGAATCTGTGCCATCCTTACACCTCCACTTCATCATTTGCCGGAAACCGGAACACCTTCGGTGGTGTGAAACAGAATACCTGTTGATATCCACTACCCTGTAGGATTCCAGGGCCACCATTACACGATATGTAACTTCCGTACATCTTCGTCATATCTTCCAGTACCTTTTCTGCCTTTTCCATAGAACTATATTCAGCCATAATTGTGGATTTTTCTGAATTGTTATCACAACTGTATATTATTCTTGTTCCTTCACTCTTATAATGCATAGTGATAGTTCCGTTTTCATACTCAACATCTACATATCCCCAGCCTTTCTGACTAATTAACCTCATCACTCCTCAACCTTCCTTTCCGCCTCAAGCCATCTGCGGGTACACTCACAACAATGCCCTGTGCATTTATTGCCATCAAACCCTATCTCATTCGGACACATGATTATCTGCGCAAGATCCGCATCACTGAGCGACCGGATGTAATCGCCGTTGGTCATCGGCTCATAGTTATCCGTCGCATTCTTGGTGCAGTGTGCGCATGGATCCTGCGACTCATCTCTGTCATGATACTTGCATCTCTTACAAGTCAGTTCTCTCTCTGGTACTATTTCCATCGTATCTCTCCCTTCCTGATCAGCTCTCTTATGTCTATGTTGCTAAAGCTCTCATGATAGCCCTTTTCACTCTGCATCAGTACATGGTGCTCATATACCTTGATGATTGTCCAGCACTTCCAAACTCTCACCGGGACATTCTCCTCTTTTCCGTTCTTTGTGAGGATCTTCACCACCCGCCCCGGTCGGCAGATGGTGTTGAATATTGCATCTATCTCAAATTCTGTCATGTAGTCTCTCCTTTCAGATAGCAAGGAACTTATTCACAAAATACTGCTGTCCCTTGCCTGTAACCTTTGGTGTCCTGGTGATTCTGACTGAGCCGTCTGGATTGCTTATAGTGCTTTCCTTCACCTCAAACAGCTTCATCTCCATGCTCCTCTGAGTTGGCATATTTCGATCTGAGCCCTCTCTTTTGATGAGGTAGCCATTATCACGCAACCACTTAAACAAGCGCTTCTGACCGATGCTGACGCCATTCTGGCTTATCAGCTTTGCAAGGTCACCGATCAAAATTGATGTGTGACTTGCTGCAACCGCATCGGCGAATATTGCCTTTGGCTTCATGGTCTCTATCTGCTTGTCCCTCTCAAGTAGCTTGTTCCGAGCCACCTGTAAGGCTCTGGCCATCAGTTCATCATCCGTCATGGTTTCCTGTCCGGCTATGTAACCGCCGTTCTTACGGATTGATGGCAACACCTCAGATGTTACCCAACGTTTGAACCGCTTTGCGTTTGGTAGCTTGCTTGAAAGTATGAGGCTGTAAAGCCCTGATTCATTGACGGCAGGTGTATTCTGCATTCTACCGATGGAGTCCTGAATTGGGACTGCATCTAGATCTTCCTCATCCACATGATCCAGAATGGCTTTCGTTGGCCTTTCATATCCCAGTATCTTAGTCACATCCTTGCCGACAAACCAAGGCTCACCATCTTTTACCACTGTTCTGATCTCTCCAAATTCTTTATTCTCAAATATCTTCAAATCGTTCATGTAATCAATCTCCTTTTCTTCTTGTTTTTTGAATCGGAGCACCATATAATTAACTTACAAGGTACTCCTTGCAATAAGACAATTTCCTTGCTGGCTAGGCGAATTGGGATTGTCTTATTTTTTTGTCTCTTTCATCTGATGTAAAATCAATCAATAGTTCAACAAAGTCCTTGCTCAGACTTTTGTTGCCTCTTAAGTTGACTATTGCCTCCTGAAAGGTTTCATCTGGCAATTCAACCATCAGCTCAATAATTTCCATAAGTTCAACCATATGTACACCTCCTACTCTTTACGCCCATTTCGGGCGTATTTCTTTCACGAAGTATAGCGTACAATATGGGCGTAGTCAAGTATAATTTAAGTGGAGGTTATATGTATGTTTGGTAAAAGACTCCGTCAAATACGTATGGAAAATGGCTTTACTCAGCAAAAAACTGCTGATTTACTTGGTATAACCTTGCGTTCATACCAAAAATATGAACAAGGTGAGCGTTCTCCATCTCTGGATTGTTTAGTCAAGATAGCGGACATCTTCAATGTATCTCTTGACTATCTGCTGTGCAGAGATGCATTTATTCAATCTCACGCAAGATCCTCTGATGAATAGAAAATAAATCCTCTAGGTTATCCCATATTTCAAAATCACCGGTTCGGTCTCCAGATTCTATCTTTTGATAATATCTGAGACCGATACCCAAATAATCGGCAACTCCCTGTTGTGTCATTCCTTTTGTCTTTCTGGCATTCTTCAAATTATTTCTCATAGTAATCACCTCAGTTCTCTTACTGCTCCGTTATTTACAACCGTACTTGATGTACACTTGTAAAATCCCTGTTGATGCTCCACCACCTCCGGCAAAGTTATCAACAATAAGTTCTCCGTTTATCATGGCAGCACCTCCGGGTAATCATATATGCTCATCTGTACCGCCGGTACATCTTCCCACGGCACTCCGATATAGTCCAGGACTCTTCCCCAGCCGAACTTTTCTCCTGTCTCTGGATCCGTGCAGCATCTATACATGTAAAACTCCCATTCTTTGGGATTCCGCTCTCTGAGCCTGTCAAACCTGTGTGGTCGTTCTTCCATGTGGATTCCGAAACCGCACATACTGCAGCCTGTCCTCTGTGCTCCTGTCGTTCTGAGATTTCCGTGTCCGTCATCCTCTATCCGTCCATATATAGCTGGTATGATTGTCTCAACCGGTTCATAAGGTATTGTGTTACCAGCCTTATCCTTACTGTATGGCTGCTCATAATAAAGCTTTGCAAACACATCTGTATGTGCGTGATACCAAGTGTCCATCTCCTGAGCAAGTCTCAATATGTCATTTCTGAGGTATGGTGCAAATGGCGCTGATCTCATTACTGTCTTGCCATAGTAATTGCATCCATGGTCTGTGAGAGCTTCTTCTCTCTGTCCACCCTCAGATGCCATCATGCCAAGGAACGGATAGCTTGAATGAGCCTTAGCCCAGTCATCGCATGGCTTCTCTTTCAGCCAATAGCAACAATCATTTGACACCTTGAAATTTGGCTTGTAATACATAACACCTTCATTCTCGTTCTCATATCCTCCGAACAGGTTAAGCCACTTCTGTGGCAACTTCATGCGGCTGTTCTTCTGGAAGTGTCCAAGCTCTCCACATTCGCCTGTGATTATTGCATGTCGAACTGTCTTATTGTTTTCAGTCGGATTCTGAAGCAGCGCTATCTTTCCCGCTATTCTCTTGCTGATAACCGGGAACCCAACTTCATTGAGTACCTCAACTTTTGTCTTGAGTGGGTTCAGGATTGTCACTCCAAGAGCTTTATGTACTCGCTGTATACTCTTATCTTCCAGAGATGACACTGATACCGCTGGAACATTAATCCCTATCGACTTCAGGAATACGTGTAATGTAATACTGTCAAGACCGCCAACACTCACATGAGCCGTTTTGTCTCGTATCCGCATCTGCTCCATGAACTCTTCAGCTCTAAGCCTGGAACGCCGCACCTTAACTTCATACGGCTGGCTCTGGAGCATTATCATTTTCTCCCTGGCTTCTTTCTTGCGCTTCTTGTATTCCTCTAAGCCCTCGTCCGGGCTGTCAAGTTCGCCGTCCTCTCCAAAAATTCTCGTTATTAAGTCTTCGTTCATTCACTTCTCAGGAACCCGCTATAGCATTACCCCGGCCGGAGGTTCGGCTCCTTTCGTGTGTTATTTATTATTCAGCTCATCAGCCAGCATCTTCTCAAGCTGTCCAAGCTGCTCAGAATGATCTGTCTGTTTGAAGTTTGCAAATCCATTTGGATTCACGTTCCGTGGCTGCCCTCGGCTCTTGCCGTCATCCTCAAGCGGATATACTGATTTCCAGCCACGCATAATAGACTGATTGATTATTTTTATCTGCTCATTCTTATCGTGTGATAGACTGTTGAGCCTGTTTATAGTCAATGTGATTGCTCTATCGGTCATGGGACTCTTGATACCCTTACGAAACTTTATGTATTCATGAATAGCCTCGTCCAGCTCTGGATCATCGCTATACTTGACCGGTTCAGACTTCTTACGTGGCTTCTCTACCTCCGCATGTGCGCATGCACGTGCCTTAGTAGGAGTATGTATATACTCCTCATTATCACTATCATTATCATATTCATTATCATTATCGGCTTTTCTGGGTTCGGTTTGGTTTTCCTCGGTTTCAGAAATAACCGTTCGGTTTTCAGTAAAACCATTCGGTTTATTTGGGTTTTCCTCGGTTTCAGAATTATCCGTTTCCTTTGTAGGTCTGCCGCCCTTCTTGCCATTTGATCTGTTGCGCTCACATTTTTCCTCATACTTGGAGTTGTCCTTGTCCATGCGTGCCTTGATAAAAGAAAAACACATGGCAAGTGCACTACCTTTTGGAAGATCCGGAACTTCGCCTGTCTCCTGGTAGTCCATCAGAGCAAACATTAACTCGCCGACCTGCTCCGGTGGCAGCATCGACAAATGCTCTCTATATTCGGTATAAAAGACAAAGCTCCCTTTATTTCCCATGTGGCTCACACCTCCTTGATCCTTATTCCATACTTATAAAGCATCAACTTGCGCTTTATGATGTATTCCTTTGTTCTCATGCCCTTTGTATCTTCCACAACCATGCTGTTGTTTTCCAGTTCCCAGTACACAAAGTCGGCCTTATATGAACACTTCTGTTCTATAACCTTTCCTGGCTTGAATTTGCCTTTATTAGGTCCCTTTGTGTATATCTGGTCTGTCTTTTCTCTCTGAGCTGGTATCAGTTCAAATTCACGCTGGAGCTGTAAACCGGTTATCTTGCCAGCTTTCTCCAGAAGCTTCAGCTCTGTATATCTCTGAGCCTCTTTCTTGCTGTCAAATGTGATGCCGTCCAAGGCAACCTTCCTGTTGCCGTACTTGGCTCGTGATCTGTTCCAAGCCATTGTTACTCCTTTCCCCCTGTCGCCCTAAAATAAGAGCAACAGGGATATATGCTAAGACATTACGCTGCGTGTTGTGATGTATTATGTAATGTCAATGTAACCTACTTGAAACTTCCGAACAGTGCCGCCTCGGCAGCGTTCATCTCTGGCTGTGGATTTTCTGCCGGTGTCGGCTGTGGATTCTGAACACTGTTCTGTGTATTCTGAGCATTGTTCTGAGTATCCTGTGGCTCTGCCTGTGGAGTCTGTGCTTCTGGTTCATTCATCTCTGTTGCTGTGGCTTCCACATACTCATCATTGTCATTCTCAACGTATGTAGGATGTCCCTCAGCGTCCAAGGTTGCCATGTCACCCTCAAATGCTTTCTG